CCTATAGGACCACCCTTTTTAAATCCATAGGTTCCTCTTGGTTTTCTTGTAGCTTTAGCAACGTCTCTTCTACCTTTCATAGACATTTTCTTACCAGCTTCTTTACCTCTGGTCATGCCTAGCTGCTCATCTTTTCTTGCATCATAACCCTGTTGCATTTTACCGCCTCCGGCATATCTCCTGCGTTTAGCCTCAGACATAGTACCTGATCTTGATTCTTCTGCAGGAGACAGTCCTACACGACTCATTTTCTTTGGCATAATTTTCCCTCCCTTTTTAAAGTCTAGATGGTCTGGAATCCATCTTTCTTGAGTAAGACGAAATTTAGCTGCATTTAATACAGAAGGACTAGCCTCTTTTCCTTCCATCAGTTTAGCAGTCCTATCTAAAAACCTCATAGCTTTTTGTTCAGCTTCTTTTTTACCCACATCTTGCTTTTCCATAATATCATTAACAAGATAAGAGGGTGGTGTAGTAAACTTCTTAGTTGCCTTTCTTTTTCTTGGCTTTAGACGTTTAGCAACTCCTTTAGCTACTCGACTCAATATTGGCATAACTATGTTCTCCTTTTCATTGTAGCACCCCAACCACGCATAGCCTGTCCTACACCTCTTGGTTTAGAAGCTGATTTTCTTTTGGTCTTTTTAGATTTAATTGAACCGCCTTTTTTCTTTAAGGTCAACTTTCCGCTTTCTACTAATTCCATTAACTCTTTGACTTGAGGCTCAGTTACGCCTTCTTTGAAGCGATCACCCATCATATCATGAATATAACTTGCAGGAGGAGCATATTCTCCTGTTCCTTTTATTCCTTCAGGATATTTGCTACTTTTTGCCACAGACTTTGCCTGACCTGTCATTTTGAGCCTTCTTTTTTGAGCTTGAGACAGTCCTGTGGGAAGCTTTACTTTTGAAAGAGGTGGACCTTCTTCAACAGGATTATACATACGCTCACCAAATTCATCAAAATATTTGAGCTTTTCTGCTCCTGTAGCTTTATCGCCTACATATTCTTTTCTAAGACCCGGACTTGATCCCCTCGGAGGTACATAATTAGGATCAGTTTCTCTCATCTGTCTTTGTTGTTCTTTTAAGAAGTCTCGCCACCGTTTAGGAACTCCTTCAGTTCTAGTTCTTGTAGGCTTGGGTTTGACTGCAGCTTTCTTTCTATCAGCAAGAATCTTTGTAGCTTCTTTTCTATCTACACCTAGCTCGTCCATAATCTCTTTAACGGCAGCAGGAATTCTTCCTCTAGAAGTTCTTTTTCTTCCTCTTTTACCTTTCTTAGCTTTAGGTTTAGTTTCAACTTTAGCTTTAGGTTTAGCTTTAGCTTTAGGTTTAGGTTTAGCTTTGGGTTTGGTAGCTTTCTTAATTACTTCATCACTATCACCCATAATATCTTGACCCCATTTAAGAAGTCTTTTTCCTGCTTTTCCTGCTATTCCTGCTGGCATAATATTAATCCTTATAGGTTATTTCTTTACCGGGTTCATAGTCTACAACGACATCCTGCTCTGGTCCCTGAACTGCTGGTCCTTTTCTTGCAGCACCAAAACCTTGCCCCGTTGGATTACCTGTAACTTCTTTCATAGCTTTTTCATAAGCTGCGTAACCTTTTGCATCATATGAATAATGTTTTCCTTTAAATGTAGGCATTTAACTTCTCCCTCTTTTCATTTTTTTAAAAGTCATAGCAAGTCTAGCACGTTGTCCTAATTTACCCGGTTTTTTTGCAGCAGCCTTTAATGTAGCTGGAGGAATTGTTTTTCCTTTTTTAATACCTAAAGATTTTCTTAAAGCTCCGGGTTTCTTTATTGCTTTTTGTATCCACTTTTTATCTTTTGCCACTTTTCTATTTCCTTTCAGTTCTCTTGGAATATCACTTCTGCTAATTGCCATCAGGGAGAACCCTGTATAATTGGATCAGCAGAACCTGCAGGACTTGCAGCAACTGCCATATCGTCTTGCCTTGTTCTTCTGGCTTGATTTCTTAATCCATCAATAGCTGTTTTAAATTCTGCTTGCCAGATAGGAACTGTATCAAAACTTTTATTGAAAAGAGAAGCTTCAATCATGCAAGCATAGAAGAGCGCATCGTAACAAAAATCAGAAAAATAGTTGTTAGGAGCAGCAGATGTAAGGGTCGCAGGTCTGGAAACATGAAGCACCTCCCCATCATAAGTTGATGTCGGTGTAGGAGCTAAGTAAATAGCTGTATTATTTCTCATTGCATAATATTTTGGCTGTCCTACGGAAGCACTCACATAGGGCCAAAAATCATAAATAAATTCTTGTGTTCTTGGAAGTAAACTAATTCTACTGTTTGCAGTTCCTACAGGAGCAGAAACAGAAGCAGATACAAGAATGTTAAAGTTTCTTACAATCCTTGTTCCACTTGGTAAAGACACAAGAGGATTATTAGCTGAAACAGCTATTGAAGTAAATGTATTTAATCCGTAGTCATCCAGTTGTGTGACTAAACGATTTTCTGCCTTATTAATAAAATACTCTATGTGAGTAGTAAATTCTGTTCCATCATTTTCAGCAGTATTTTGAATATCTGTTACAAGTGTAGAATAAGAAGGCATATAGTTTACCCATAAAAAACGGTTAGAACGGCGGCACTTGAAGGTGCAGAAACTTTAATTACACCACTAGCTTTTGGTCCATAATCTCCTAAATAAATATCTGCTCCAGCTACAGCTTTAAACTTTGTAACAGCACCAACAGTATTAGAGGAAACACCTCCTGCTACATTAACTTGCTTCTCGCCAGTAATTAAATATGTTCCTGCTACATCAGCATACAAGGCATATATTCTTGTAAAAGAGTCATTGGTATTACTTGAATTCAAAGTAACTGAAGTTGTAATATCAACAAGCAGCCCACTTCCAGTTCCACCACCATCAACCATTGCGGTTTTAATATTCGATGACATATTTTATCCCTTTTAAAAATATAAGAAGGAGGGATTTCTCCCTCCCTCTTAATGGTTGAATTAACCAGTATTACCGAAGAAGCCTCTCCAGTCAGACCAACCAAAGCTATAACGCTCTCTGGCTTTGAAACGGAGATTTCCAGTATCAAAATCTGGCTCCATTTTAGTCTGTAGAGGTGCTCTAACAAACATCTTAGTACCGTTAGGAACATTAGTCTTAACGTACCAACCATCTGTATCGGTAAACCGCCGATTAATCTGAGAACCCTTTGGCAGCATTGACATGCTACGAACTGAGTTCACATCGTTCCACCCTGATGGTGCGGTTAGTGCAGAACTGCCGTCAATGGCAATACTACCTGCTGCCGGAACCAACTGGGAGTTTAGTAGTGAATTAGCTGTTGCCCAATAATCTGGTGGAATATGAAGTGAGACAGCAGACCCACCAACCAGAATACCACGATCATCTTTGATCTTCTGAATCGTCGTAAGTGCAGATTCAAGAGATGCATAAGCAAGATCAGCAGCACTCAAGGAGTTGGACTGATTGCCATCACTTATCGTTGGATGGGCAGCACTGAAAAGCGGAACCCCATCTCCACCATGATAAGCAGCAGTATCGGTAAAGCCGTTGTTGAAGATATCAGCAGCTTTAACCTCTTTCGTATTAGCCATCGCTCTTGCAAGACCTTTGGCACGAAGTTTGGCGAAGGTATCATACAGATTGTCCTCCATCGCCTCTTCCGTGACAGCAAAAGCAAGACTAATGGTTTCATTAGTATAACGGGCAGTATAACTTTCTGAAGCAGTATCATAAGTTACTGCAGCACCCTCTCCCTTAACAGGAGCAGTACCAAACCCAGTAAACAGAACCTCTTCTTCAAAGGCTCTATCTGAATTTTCAATTTCAAAAAGTGCTCTATGCTCGTTATCAACATCCCCGTATTCTAAACCAAACACGGCGTTCAAACCGGGGAGTAGTTCTTTAGCAATACTAGCTCTATTAATAGCCATAATCTAACTCCCCCTATGCTAGTGTTACGCTAGGTGCAAGCATCGCTTTGTGATGTGCAAGCCTAACTTCAAGTACTGGGAATGCTCTTTCTGTCGCAACAGTAATATCATTTCCCGGTTCGTCTTTCACAGCTACTGGATATACATCAATAGCTTGTGTTGCTAGTCTGGTCGCAGCTTTAATACCAAAACCTGACTGGCCGGTAACAGTTGATCCAGCACCAACAGTCAATCCAAAGAAAGACTGATTAATATCGCCAGCAGAAACAGAAGCATCTGCCTGAATATAATATGTTGCTGTCGGATCAGTATTTACCATAGCCGTGGCGTTAGTGGCAGAAGTGCCAGTAGGCCAATATTTACTCCATTTTGGTTGTCCATCCTGAACATAATGACACCCTTGGAATACACCTACAACAATAGGAGCATCACCAAGAGAAGTGCCACCAACAGTAACTGGTTCGCAGTTGCCTAGAGTAGCTTTAACT